AGGTAAATCAACTTGGGATGATATCAATATCACTCTATATGACCCAATCGTTCCGTCTGGTGCACAACAAGTAATGGAGTGGATTAGACAATCACATGAGTCATTAACAGGTAGAGATGGATACGCTGCTTTCTACAAAAAGCAACTTACATTCCAATTGTTAGGACCAGTTGGTGATATCGTAGAAGAATGGTCATTGGTTGGTGCTTTCATCACTCAAGCTAACTTTGGTGATTTAGATTGGTCAAACACAACTGACCCAGTTTCAATTGAATTACAATTAACTTACGATTACGCAATCTTAGAGTTCTAATTTAATAAAAATAGTAAAAAAAGAAAGGGAGACAGAAATGTTCTCCCTTTTTTATTTTTGAAAAATATAATATATATAATAAACACAAAAGTTATATTATGAACGAAAACGTAGAACAAGAAATTACTAGAGGTGGATTAGGAGCAGTGCAAATGCCAAAGTCTTATCCATTCGCAACCGAAGTTATAACATTGCCATCTGAGGGTTTATGTTATCCGGAATCATCTCCATTATCAAAAGGACAACTTACAATCAAATTATTAACTGCAAAAGAAGAAGATATTCTAACTTCGGTTAATTTAATTAGAAAAGGACAACACATTAATAAGATGTTGGAGTCAGTAGTGGTTGAACCAGGAGTTAGTATAGATGATATTTTAGTTGGTGACAAAAATGCAATATTAGTTGCAACCCGTATGTTAGCATTTGGTGCTGATTATGATGTCAATGTTGATGACCCTGAAACAGGAGAACCTGTATCGGTTACCGTTGACCTTTCTCAAATACAAACAAAAGATATTGATAGAGATTTGTTAAATAGAAAAAATGAATATGATTTCATTTTACCACAATCTAAAAAACAAATTAAGTTTAAATTACTTACACATGGTGATGAGATGGCAATAAACAAAGATGTTGAAGCAATCGAAAAACTTACAAAGAATTCGGGTGAAATTACGGCTAGATATAGGAGACAAATTGTAGAAGTAGATGGCGTAAGAGATTTTGGTCATATTAGTAATTTTGTTACAAATGGATTATTAGCAGGAGACTCAAAAGCTCTTAGAAAATATGCAAACTCAATTACTCCCGACTTAGATTTGAAATTTAAGTATACAACGGCTAGTGGTGAGGAGGAGGCACTTCGTATCCCGTTTGGGGTTGACTTTTTTTATCCTGTCGACTGATTATAGTATAGCAATACATCAAAAGATTTTTCAAATGATATATAACTCCAATGGTGGTTTTACATGGGGTGATGTATATCATATGCCTATTAAATTAAGAGATTTTTATTGGAATGAATTGGTTAAATCTAAAAAATCCGAAACGGAACAAATAGAAGCAGCTAATAGAGGAAAATCTGCAGCTCCATCAAAAGTGAGAAGAAAATAGTATTATTTATATTTATATACAAATGTAGAACATGGCAAAACAAAAATTAGTAGAAATAAATATGTTTTCTAAATTACTGGACTTATTTTTTACTGCAAAGTCTAAAAATAAAGAAACTCAATTTTTGAATAAAATAAAAGATTCAGATGAAGATGTATGGAAAGCTTTTGATGATATTAATTCTAAAATAGACGCATCTACACAAAGACTTAATAAATACAATTCTAAATTCAAAGATATTGATTTCTCCGATTTAAATTAATTTTAATAAATGGCAAAGGGGAAAAATACAAAAAACAATATTGTAAAAGGAAAACAAAAAGGTGCATCTACACCACAAACTCCTGCTGCGGAAAATCCATCAAACATACCTGTTAGTGATAAAGGAACTAAAAATGCAGAAAAATTAGCTGAATCTTTAAAAGAAGCTAGAAAAGAAGCAAAAGGAATGTTGGAGGATACATCGGAAATGGATGATGCCGTTCGTAGTATTGGTGAAGGAATTGATAAAAATAATAAAGGATATAAAACTTTTTCAAAATTTGTAGAAACTATTAAAGCAAGTAGTCAAAGTATCGCAGGTACACTTGGTAAACAAAATGACTTAACTCTAAATGAGGTAAAGTATATTAAAAAAGTAAACTCTGCAAAAAATAAATTCTTTTCAGAGGAAAAAAGATTAGCAAAATTACTTAAAAATAAAGTAATTACCGAAGAACAATTTAACAAATACAGTGAGGCAGCTGCTAAAAACTATGCAAAAGTAACCGAAGGATTTGAAGCAACATCTACCGCAGGTAAAGAGATAAAAAAATCAATGGAGGCAACTTCTGATGGAACTATTGATTTTACTAAGAACATGCAAAAAGCGGATGGATTTATGGAGTCATTCCTAAGTAATATGGCGGGAACGGTTCCATTAGCAAATGAAGTTGGAAATGTATTTAAATCATTGTCAAGTGGCACTGGTATAAAAGCAGCAATTGGTGCATTGGCAGGTGCAGCTACATATCTTGCATATAAACAAGGTATGTTGGGTGATTATTTTGGAAAGGTTGCATCTTTCAATATGAAAGACCAAGTTGTTGAAAATGAAATAGCACTTAAAAAGGCACAAAATTCAGCAAGTTTTGCAATACAAGAAGCGGGAGTTCAGTTCGCAGCACAAATGTCTACCGCACTTTCAAATTTCAAACAAGATTTACGAAATGCATTTTTTGGTGATACATTAACCGGTTTAGGTAAAAACGCCGTATCACTATTAGCAAAAGCAGGATTTTCGGCAAAAGATATATCGGATGCAAGTTTAAGTGTTTCAGGAAATTTAGGTGCAGGTGCAGATAGTTCACAAAGATTGGGTAAAGAAGTTGCAGTATTCTCAAAATATATGGGAATAGGTGCAGACCAAGCTACCGATTTAGCATCAAATTTTCGTATAATAGATGATTCAACCGGAGAGCAGGCTCTTAATATGTTAGAAGGAACTCGTCAGATGGCCAAAATGATGGGATTAAATCCTGGTGATGTAATGAGAGATATGGCAGATTCTACAAAAGAAATTGCACAATATAACTTTAGGTCGGGTAAAGAATTACAAAAACAAGTTATCGCCGTTAAAGCAATGGGTGGTAATTTTAATAAGGTTGCCGCAGCAGGTAGAAATATGGTAATGAACTATAAAGATAGTATCAAAGCCGAAATGGAATTATCTGCAATGTTGGGCAAATCTATAAACCTATCAGAAGTAAGGGCTAAGTTTGCATCATCAGATATACCTGGTGCAGTAAAAGCTTTGCAAGATGAATTGGGTGGCATGGATTTATCTCAATTAGATTTTTTCAGTAAAGATGCAATATCACAAACATTGGGTGGTATGGATTTTGAAGAGATTGCAAGAATTAGTAGTGGTAATTATGGTGAAATAGCTAAAAATACAAAAGACTTAGATGCTGGAATAGATAAATCATCAAAGGCGGTTATTAACGCCAGTATGGAGCAAACCAACAATCAGAGATTAAATATTGAATATAGTATTGCAGAAACAAAAGCAATGAATGCTGCAGCAATACAGGCCCAAGCTTCAATTGCACAACAACAAATTCAAAATCAAAAATCACTAAATGATGTGATGATTGATAATGATTATTTACAACTTAAAGCAAATTTACAATTTTTAAGAAGTCTGGGAACAGAACTTCCTGGAATGTTAATGAGTGGAATAGTTGGTGGGTTGGCATCATTTTTACCACAAATTTTAAGTGGAGCTTGGAAGATGATTGCGGGAGGTGGAACAGCAGGAGCAGGTGGAATGACTGCAGCAAGTGCCGGAACTTGGGCGGCAGGAGCGGCTGGATTTTGGTCTTTAGGTAAAGGTATATATAATGTTGCAAGCAATGATGCACAAAGTGGTGGAAAAGGAGGAGCCGGCCAAACTTTTGGAAATGTTATAGCAGGTATTGGTGCAGAATTTGTAAATTTATTAGATTATATTCCCGGTAGTCCGATGTCTAAACTGGGAGAGCTTACCGGAACCACTTTTGCTGAAGGTGCATTAAGTATATCTGAACTGGAAAAATTTAGAGCATCATATCGAACAAAAGAAGGTGAACAAATTGGTATTGGTAGGGAAAGTAATCAAAAATTAGCCAATTGGATTGCATCTAATATGGATTATTTATCAAGAGGTGGATTGGAAGATGAGGTAAAAAATTTCCAAAAAGCGGTTCAATCTGGTTTAATAAAAACAAATGTTTCAATAACAGACCAAGTAGTTGCAAATTCAGCTCAAACCACCCAGGCCATTGAAAATACTACAGTATCATCATTAGACAGTATTGAAAAACAGGCAACGGATGCATATAATAAATCAAAATCGGCCAATAACAAAATAATGACCGATACGTCAAAATCAATAGTAGATATGACAAAAACGGCCGTAACATCTGTTGCTACGGCTTCAACAACGGCAGGTGGTGGAAATACTAATACAGGAACAAATGCAGGTATACCCACACCAACCGCAGCAAGTATAAGAGCAACACCTGTATATGATGTAAATACGGAAATTGGAGCAAATATGAGTATGAAAATATTTGCATTATTACAAACATGGTCTACTCAAGCAACTGGAGGAACAAAAGTTTATTTAGATTCAGAAGTAATTAATAACACACTCAGAGAATCGGTTAAATCTAGAAGAGCTACATTTGTAGTTCAATAGATATTTATGTATATAAAATAATAAAATGGCATCATTATTGGATTTATTGGGTAGAGCAACGAAAGATAAGCAAGTGGCCTATGGTGATACTACATACTTGCCTATAACCGATACACAATCATTAAATAGTCAAGTTAGTAAATATGAAGCCAGACCCACATCTTTAGAAAAGGTATTAAAAAAAGAATTAAAAAAACCAATAAATGGTATTAATGATTTATTTTTTAAAGCTGACAGATTAATAATTGATACAAGAGGTGTAATAAATCCATATAGAACTAAAATACTCACAGAGAAATATCAAGCAAATACAACAGCAGGTGAAATTTTAAGACAAGCTGCAAATTTAGCAGGTGCAATTCTTAAACAAAGAAGAAGAATACCTGATACTATATTTCCAAATATGACTAAACCTGGTCCTATAAGTAATACACTACTTCAACCTCAACGTGCAGGACGAGGTGAAAGGGATATAGAAAGTGATAAACCATATTATGTTCAAACTCAATTTAAACCTGGAGCAGAAATATTAGCATCAGCAGCAAGAGCAGCAATTGCAGGAGATATGAGAGCAGCAAAGCAAGCATTGCTGCAAGCCGGATTAAACGCAGGTAGAGGTTTGGGTAGAAGTAATAGACAAAACTATAATGAGGAGTTTTTCCAATCGTCATATCATCCAGCTGCATTTGATATTAATTTAGATGGTAGAGTTGGTGGTAAAAAAGGTGCAGATAATGGTGAAGATGGTGCAAAAACATTTATCGGATTTAAAGAACACTATTTAGCAAAAAAAGATGCACTTTCTTTTAATGGGGTTCCTACTACAAATGGTTTTATGAAGGTTCTTAAAGAAAGAAAAGTGGAAGAGGCATCTTATACAATGGATGATTATATTAATTCATTGGTATATGGTAAATTTCCATCTGGGGCAGAGGAAGATGAATCATTAGTTCAGT